AGCGTTTTTAGGTTTTGAAGAGGTTGTCGGGGATGGAAAAAATCTTTCATTACAAGATATTCGTTTTGCTAGAACGATTAACAGAATCCAAAAAAGTATGTTGCAAGAACTAAATAAAATTGCAATCATACATTTATTTTTGTTGGGTTTTGAAGACGAACTTACAAACTTCACATTAGGACTTACAAACCCATCAAAACAGGCAGACCTGTTGACTGTGGAAGTATGGAAAGAAAAAATCTTACTTTATAAAGATTTGGTTTCTGACCCAGGAAATGGAATACAGGCAACATCTTCTACATGGGCAAAGAAACACATCTTTGGTTGGTCAGACGATGAAATCAGACTTGATTTACAACAACAAAGAATTGAAAGAGCCGTAGGTGAGGAATTGAAGGCAACACCAACTGTAATTACTAAATCTGGTCTCTTTGATAATATTGACAAACTTTATGGTAGTGCGACCGGAGCAACATCCTCCGTGGGTGCATCTACAACACCAGGTGGTGCTGAGGAACTTGGACCTGCACCTGAAGCCGGTGCTGCTTTACCTGAACCAGCCGCACCTACACCAGAAACACCACCAGCAGGTGAGCCTGAATTAGCTCCTGAAAGTAGAATGGATAGTTTGAATATTTTAGTGGAAAATAACATGATTGAAGGAAGAAAAGTTTTACAATTAGGACATGCTCAAGAATCTTTGGGAGAAATTGAAAAAGAGTTAGATAAGTTATTAAATTCATAATATTTATAGGAAAAATACCAAGATGACATTCGGGCAAATAAAATCGGTTATAGAAAACAACTTGTTAGAGTCTTATAGGAATGAGACTGAGTTCAAAAAAACTTTGAAGGAGTTTAAACAGAACATCCTGAACAATAAGAATATATCAAAGATATATTCAATTTATGACCAATTGAGTAGCCCGCAAGATTTCAGTGAAAATGATGCAAAAGATTTTTTATCCGAAGGTATTTTTTTAATTAGGAAACTTCTATCCACAACTAAAATCAATACAAGTTCTGATAGAACTGTTGTAAATGGATACCAAGATATTGACAATTTAGTTTATATAAATAAAACTGATTTGCACGAGAGAATCGAATCTAAAAAGAACATTATTAAAGTTTTAACATCTAAGAAAAGTCATAAAATAATTGAAGCTGTTAATATTCCAATTAAATCAATGGTGAAAATCGCAAATCAAACAATTTCGAATTATTTGGAATCTTTTGATGAAAACACCAAAAAGGAGTTCATACAACTATTGTCTGAGGACACAGATAATTTAAAAACAAAGTTTGAATCTCTCAGAGAAAATACTATCCTGAAATTGAAATCTATTATGAAGAATGAGAATGACTCAGAAATCAGAGATAGAATCTCCGAAACTTTGGAAAGAGTTAGTAAAGAAAAGTTTGACCAAATAACTTATTTGAAATTGAAAAAATTAGAAGAATCAATCTAATTGTTTTTTTTTCCTTTCTAAAAAAATAGCTTTTAACTTAGCGGTTCTTTTTACAACGGAAGGTTTAGTATATTCCTTTTTTTTTAAAAGGAGTTGATTTTGTTTAGTTTTAATTACTTTGGATTTGAGTGTCTTTAATGCTCTTTCTAAGTTTTCGTTGTTTTTTATTTCGATAATAATCATATACTAGAAATATTCTTAATTTGTTCAAATTTTTGACATTAAGTAAAACTACTACTATTTTTATAAAAAATAAACTAATAGTAATATGAAACTTAATGAAAAAAGGCAAGAGCGTAAAACTAAATCTGTACAACACAATAAAATCTGTATATGGTACAGTCGATTCTAAAAATCTCAAATCAATATTCGTAAACATTCAATCTTGGGTGACACCAAAAGAAGAATTAGAAAATTGGAATAGAATTGTTTGTAATCTTAATAGAGAAATCAAACACACAGTTTTCAATTCAATAAATACAAATCAATTCAGACAAGAAACTATAGTTGACTTAGACTTAAGAACTAGTGGTATCTTATATGGAAAAAAATCTTTTTTCAATTTGGAAATTAATCTCTACACAAACGATGAGTTAGATTTCAAATCATTTGAAACCAAAGAATCAATTAAAAAAATTGTGAAATCAATTTATCAGAACAACATTGATAAAAACAAATATTTTGAATTTCATTATACCAAAAAACCACAATCTTAATAAACAATCCACTTGATTATATTTATCAGAAAAGATTAAATGAAAGAATTAAGAATATTAGAAGCTCATGAGTTAGGTCATGGGATTTTAGTCGAGATGGATGCAGGTTGGATTTCTCCAAAAAATGAATTGAATGCTAAAGTTCTTCAAGAATCATCGAAATTAGATTATAGAAACCCTTTCGAGTTTTATGCAGTTTTACAAAAGTACAATGTACCAAACAGAAATGGAAGAACTTATCCTGAACCAATCTTGAAAAGGGAAGCCGATAGATACAAAAATATAATTGATAAAGGACTTTCAACTTCTGAATTGAACCACCCCGAATCATCGCTTATTGATTTGGATAGAGTATCACATATTATAACTGATATTTGGTGGGACAAGAATATTCTCATGGGTAAATTGAAACTTTTGACAAGTCCAGGATTCCATGAAAGAGGTATAGTTTCGAGTAAAGGAGATGTTGCAGCAAATCTAATGAGACAAGGAGTAACAATGGGTATATCTTCGAGAGGAGTTGGTTCTTTAAAAAAAGTGGGAGAAAGAAATGAAGTTCAAGATGATTTTGAATTGATATGTTTTGATTTAGTTTCATCGCCATCTACACCAGGCGCCTATCTTTTTGATAATCCTGAAGATAGAAACAAATACGAAGAAAACATAGAAGAGGAAAAGAAAATAAAATCTTCGGATATTAGTGGAGACGCTAACAAATCTATTGATTTAATGAGAAAACTTACGGATTATTTAGGAAAATAATTATTTATGGACGAAAAATATTTTGTAGCAAAAATTCAGTACGAATTAGCTGATGAGAATACAGGAAAAATTAAAAAAATTAGAGAAGAAAAATTAGTAAGAGGATTTTCAGTAACCGATGTTGAAGCTAAGGTCACTAAGCGATATGAAAGTTTTTCTTACGAATGGAGGATAACTTCGGTATCCGAAAGTAAAATCGATGAAGTAATCGAAAAATAATATGAAAGTGGTCTCTGACCACTTTTTTTATTTTATGGAAATATTTATTAGAAATTAATTACCTACTACTGAGATATATGTTTTTTGTGATATCAAAAAATAAACTTTTTCTTATTTGATACTATTTATTAGATAAATTAATACAATTTTCATGCAAGAAAAAAATAAGCTAGTTGAAGAGGCGTTCATTCAAATGAAACAAGTTGAAGAAGCTATCGCCGAAAATGCAAAAGGAATACTTGCTTCTACAATGAAGGAAGAAATCAATCAGTTAGTAAAAGAATCTCTTTCGGAACAATCCGACGATGAGGTTGATGCAGACGCAGAAATTGAAACAGATGTAAAACCTGATGGCGATACAGAAGTTGATATGACTGTAGATAATCCTGAAGATGAAGACATCGATTTCGATGTTGAATCTGAAGAACTTCCAATAGATTTGACTAACGCTTCTGACGAAGAAATTCTTAAGGTTTTTAAAGCTATGGGTGAAGAAGATGGTATCATCGTGAAAAAAGACGGTGATAACGTACACCTAATGGACAATGATGCTGATGTAGAATACCTTGTGAAGCTTGGTGAATCTGAATCAAAGAAAAAAACAATCAAAGAAATGAGAAACGAAAAAACCGAAGCAATCGATGATGTCATTGACGCTATTTTCGCAAACAAAGACACTGATGAAGTGGATTCAATGGACGTAAAAGATTTTGACACAGAGGAGATGGGTAATTCCATGGAGGAAGAAGTTGTTTATGAAATTCAGTTTGACGAAGATGATGAAGATGCTATGGACGAAACTCATCACGGAATGATGGACGAAGATGATGAAGACGCTATGGACGAAACTCATGACGAAGATGCTATGGACGAAACTCATCACGGAATGATGGACGAAGATGATGAAGACGCTATGGACGAAACTCATGATGAGGATGCTATGGACGAAACTCATCACGGAATGATGGACGAAGATGATGAAGACGCTATGGACGAGGACGACAAGATGTGCGAAGATGATGAAGATGCTATGGACGAAACTCATGACGGAGATATGGATGAATCATTGGAAGAAGCATACGACCACAAGAAGGTTAAAAAATCTGAAACGAAAGAGGGTAAAAATATGACAGTAAAACCTAAAGGTACTGGAATTGGTCACGGTCCTAAATTTTCTTACAAGGACAAAGTTACTGGTGGTTTCAAAGAGGACAAAAAAGAGGGTCCAAAAACCATGGGTACAGGTAAGGCTAAGTTCGAGTACAAAAAAGGTGAAAATATGGAAGGCAAGTCAAAAGTTGTTAAAGCAGAAAAAGAAGGTCAAGGATACAAAGACAAAGAGGATGAAAGGTTATCAATGAAGCATGGTAAAATTGCTTCAAAACACCTTAAAACCACTAAGGCTCGTAGAGATGACGCTGGTTTCGAAAAAAGAGAAACCCACGAAGCTGCAAGAACTTATGGCATGGGTTCAAAAGAAGGAAGAGGACTAAGAAAAGGTATTACTAACAATAGAAATTATGTTTACGGTAATAACGGAGTAAAAGTTGAATCCTTGGAATCAGAAGTATCAATGTTGAGAGAGAAAAATGAAGAATATAGAAAAGCATTAAATATTTTTAGAGAAAAACTTAATGAAGTTGCTATCTTCAATTCGAACTTAGCTTACGCAACTAGATTGTTCACTGAACATTCAACCACCAAAAAAGAAAAAATCAATATTCTTAGAAGATTTGATGATGTTGAAACTTTAAAAGAATCAAAAAATCTTTACAAATCTTTGAAGGATGAGTTGGGTGGAAGAGAATCAAAATCAATAAATGAATCAGTTGCACCTAAGTTAGATAAAACTGTTTCAACAGGTTCTTCAACTTCACTTATTGAATCTAAAACCTACGAAAATCCTCAATTCATAAGAATGAGAGACTTAATGAGTAAATTAGGTTAATAAAAAACAAAAAATAAATAAAAAATAAAAACCAATCAAAATGGGAGCATTATTAGAATCAGGTCTTGTTGGTAACATCGGTCTTAAGCACCTTAAAGTTATCAAAGAAGACACAATCAACAAATGGGACAAATTAGGATTCTTAGAGGGTCTTAAAGGTCACATGAGAGAAAACGTAGCTCAACTTTATGAAAACCAAGCTTCTTTCTTAATCAACGAGGCTGCATCTACATCCGACACAGGTGCATTCGAAACTGTTGTTTTTCCAATCGTAAGAAGAGTTTTCTCTAAGTTATTAGCTAATGACATCGTATCTGTACAAGCTATGAACTTACCAATCGGTAAATTGTTCTACTTTGTACCAAACATTCAGGCATATACTGACCCAGACAATTTGGCAACCACTGGTATTCACTACCCACCGTATGGTTCTCCGAACGCTGCTGCTGACCAGACACCACAATCAGGATATGACTATAACACACAAAAAGACCTTTATGATAGATTTTATGAAGGTAATGAACCAGCTTTAGACCCACCAGGTCTATTTGACTACTCTAAAGGACAGTATTCAGCTATTACTGCTAGTGTACGTACTGTTTCTTGGTTAGTGGACACTTTAACCGCTTCAGCTTACACTTATAGTGACTATAGAAAAGTACTTATCGAAATGACAGGTTTTGCATCTGACGGTGCAGGTAAGCTTATCGGTCCTGATGGTCAACCAATGGACAACGAAGCTTTCTTGTCTGATTTGACTATTTACGGAGTTGCAGGTAACACCACAACATCGGCAAACACATCCAACCCTTATCTTTTCAGAGTAGTAACTCAAAGATATGGTAAAGGAATTGTTCAGTATGGTAATAACAACACAACTGCAATATTCCCCAATTCTAAAACTGATGGTGGTCAATATGACGACCTTTGTACACCTGATGGAAAAATCTTTTTAGAAGTTGACTTACAGGTACCTGTATGTGTAACTTGTGGAGGTTCAATGGACGGTTACACAGGTTCAACATTCTCATCTTCAACAGCATTTGACAACGCGTTCACTGCTAAGTACAGAATTTACAAAAACTTGGAATTCGAAGATAGAATTGGTGAGGTTTCATTTGACCTTATGTCAGTAACAGTTTCTGTAACTGAAAGAAAATTAAGAGCTCAATGGTCTCCTGAAATGGCACAAGACGTTGCAGCATTCCACAACATCGACGCTGAAGCTGAATTGACAGCTTTATTGTCTGAGCAAGTTGCAGCTGAAATCGATAGAGAAATCTTGAGAGACCTTAGGAAAGGTGCGGCTTGGAACTTAAGATGGGATTACAACGGTTGGAAGAGATTAGGTACAGGTGCTGTTCCTTATACTCAGAAAGACTGGAACCAAACGCTTATAACAGCTATCAACCAAATTTCAGCTCAAATCCACAAATCTACCTTAAGAGGTGGTGCTAATTGGATTGTTGTATCTTCTGAAATCAGTGCTATTTTTGATGACTTGGAGTATTTCCACGTTTCAAACGCAGCTCCTGAGCAAGACCAGTACAACATGGGTATTGAAAGAATCGGTACTTTAGCTGGTAGATATCAAGTTTATAGAGACCCTTATTTCCCACCAAACCAAGTGTTATTGGGACACAAAGGTACATCTTTACTTGATACAGGTTACATCTACGCTCCATATGTACCATTACAACTTACTCCAACAATGTACAATCCATTCAACTTTACACCTATCAAGGGTATCATGACTAGATACGCTAAGAAAATGGTTAACAACCGTTTCTATGGTAGAATCACAGTTGACGGAGTTAGAACATTTGATTTGAGAGAGTTGAGATAATATGGTCTAACCTAAATATAAAAGGGTCCTTCGGGACCCTTTTTTATTATTAGATATTTATTAATATGATTAAAACAGGATTCCATATTCCCTTTGAGGAAAAGTATAGAATACTCTCACTACATGAAAGTAGAACAAAGAAACATTATTTGTTATCAGAACAACAAACAATATCAAAGCCTATAACATTAACACTGCCAAATAATTCATTTCAGGGTGGAAAATATTCACAGTTTAATAAAGAACAGGTTGACAGTATTATAAATCAAATAAATAATTATTTACAAACTTTTCCGAAAAATCAAAGAACTAAGGTTGAAATAGTATCCTCAGAATCCAAGGTTACAAATTATGATAGGGAAAAATATCCATCGACTGGCGACCCTAAAATTGATTACATACCTGAGAAAAAACTTCCTGAGGGACAATTGTCGAAATTGAGGGCGGAAACTTTGAGAAACTATTTAGTTGATAAACTACCTAAAAATGTAGAAATAGTTGTGAGAGATTTAGGCGCTCAAGGTCCTGATTGGAAAATTAACCCACAAATGAGTATAGATGATATAAGAAAGTTAGCTAATAGTTCCGAATATACAAAACATCAGTACGTTACTTTTAATATTCTAGCCCAAGGAGAAAAAGAAGAAGAAATTAGAAAAATATGTAATTTCAAAGATGAGGGTAAAGGTGGACAAGCAAAAAAAGAAAATAATTTTGTTTTTGTTGAAAAAACGATAGATATAAGTCAGTTACCTGATGGTCAAAAATTGAAGTTTGTTTTTATACCTGCAGATGTACCTGATATGTTAACAATAACTACAGGAGACAAAACGTATTCAACTGGATTTGTTGGTGTGCCAGGAGAATATTGGTCAATATATTTGGCGACGTTCTTAGGTAATGCGTACAACGGAAAACCACCATTACCTTTTCCACAAGACCTAAAACCTATTTCAACTGATTATGTTCTGAATAAGTTGACTCCGAACCAAGGAATAAAGGACATATTAGGTGCTGCGGTCAATATCAAATGGAGTAAAGATTACGAAACAAATGCAAAACAAATAAAGTGGTACACATTTGATAAATTACCAATCAAAGGTGACAATACTGATGCAGATTTTGCAGGAAGAAGAGGAGGGTCAATAATAATAACAAAAGACTCATCTATGAAGAACCTTACTTACAGAGTCTACAGTCCTCTTGGTACCACGGTATGGACTTTGACGGCTCGTTGTATCTAAAATCATACTTTTGAGCGAATCGTTTTCGATGTAAAAGATTGTGAGTTGTTTTTTATTTCCTGATGTTGTGAGAAGATACCCTGTCACTACCTTACCAGATAGTTTACTTAACGAATCCATTTCTTTTTTGTATTCATTGTAAAAATCTTTTGGTTCACCCTTTGGTGGTGTTTGAGAAAAAACTACTGTATGAAGTAAACAAAATAGTATTAAAGATAATATTTTTTTCATAACACAAAGATATAATAGATTGTGGAAATAAAAAATTATTTTTTTAAAATAATTCTTAGTGATTTAGAAAGAAGTTCAATTTCCTTCATGTTATAGATACCATGAGATAGTGCATATTCTATTGATTGTGTCAGAATGAAAACAGCTTGAGGATAATCAAGGTTGTCTACAAACTTTGAAAAATCATCAGGTTCTTGCAAGTTTACTGTACCGTATAATAAATTATCATTGGTATTTTCCATATTCGAACTTTTAGATATTTATGTAAAGATATGAAAAAACTTTCTATAAGAGAAGCAACCACATCAGCATCAGCAGGTAAGTTTAAAGTACCAGTCATTTTAGCACCACAGATATGGAAAAAAGACCAATTGGGTCCTTTCGTAGAAAAGGTTTACGATTATGATAACGCTAAACTCGCTTATGAAGAAGCGGATGGTGATTATTTGGAAACTCCTCAAGAAAGAGAAAAAATAGAGAAGATTACAGATGAACTTTCTTCAGTAGCGATGTATTTGAAAAAGTTCTACAAGAATTCAAACGATGAAGAGGGAGCTAACTTAGCACAGGTTGGGGTAGACCCTTTACAGACAATTGAAGAACAACTCATCAAAGAAGATTTGGCAGTTTGGTTTGGTAAAAAGAAAAAACCTAAAGGGAGTAAACAACCTAGTGGTCCTTGGGTTAATATTTGTAGAAAAAAAGAAGGTGGCGGTCACCCCCCTTGTGGAAGACCAAGTGCAAGTGATAAAGGTTATCCGAAATGTAGAGCCGCAGGGGTTGCTTCAAAAATGTCAGCTTCTCAAAAAAAAGCTGCATGTGCTCAAAAAAGAAGAGCAGAAAAAACCCATTCGAAAGCAGGTACAGGAAACAAACCCAAAATGGTTTCGTATAAATCCAAAAATGAGTCTTTACAGAGAATTATCAAAAGAGTTCTGAAAGAGGTTTATGAGTCTGAAAGGTTGTATCCTGTAGAACAAATATATAGTAAAATCAAAGGGGCTCCTATTGAAATTAAAAGACGAGTTGCCAATTTGGAACCCATACCTTGTATCAATCAAGCTGGATTGAAAAAAATGTGTGTGAAGATTCCTGAAGTACTTTACGTATATTTTACGGGAAGATATTAAACAATCTTTTCAAGGATATTCTGTAGGGAGTGTTGAATATTATTCTTAATTTCGTTTTCCAATTCTTGTCTTCTGTTTTCTAATTCTTCATCAAACTTATTCACCAAATCAGAATATAATTCATCGTTTTCTATGAAAACACTGTAACTATATACGTGGTTTATAAGATTTACTGTTCTGTTCTCGATAACGATGAACATATTAAAATCATCATTTTTTATGAATCTCTTGTAAGATTTTGGTGCAAATGTGAGTTTTGAAGATTCCTTCTCTATCAGTCTATTACATATTTCTACTGAAGATTTCTCTTCATTAGTAATCGGTGGTCTTGGGTCAAACCGTTCTTTAAGTTTGAGAAACATTCGGTATAAAAGGCGGGGTATAAAGCCGACAACTTTTGGTCTCATTAATCAAATATATGAAAAGTTTTTAGATTAACAATAAGCACCTGAGCAATGTTTTTTTCCATCCAAACCAGGCATTTTACCTTTACAAACTTGTACTGCATAACCATTAGCGTAAGCCGAAGGATAGACCTTGAACTTTGCCTTCGCAGCTGCCTTGCCTCTCGAACATAATTTAGTACCCGTTTTCTTTCTTCCCTCATGAATATCTTCGTATTCAAGATATTGATTCATTTTGTTTTTTTCGTTCATCATAAAATCAAAAACTTGGTCCATATTTGTCTTTGCTTCAGCCACGTGGTCATCTGCCCAATCGTGACCATTCTGTAAAATCTCATCCAGCATCAGTGGGTCTAAGTCTAAAAGTAGTTCACATTGTCTCATCATCTGCTGAAGATTTGAGAAGAACATATAATTTCCAGTCCGTTGAGCTGATGTTTCGTTAATTACTTTTTTTACCAATCTGTTCAAATCAGATTCAGATAATTTAATTACTTTAGTCATTTTATTTTTTATTTACTATATCGAATGTTAATTGTTTCTTATAAGTATCTCTTTCTCCCGAAGTATTCACTTGGATATCTACATAATATTGATTTGGTATTTTGTCTCTCATATCAAATATAAAGTAATACTCATTAGGAGTTCTATTAATTGGAGTCCAATCTTGGACTTGAACCTCAGTTGTTCCTTCTTTGACATAAACCCTGTAAAATGCAGAAACATTTAAAAGGGGTTGCTGACCTGTGTAGGCTTTCTTAATTGTAACACCAACTTTTCTGATATCACTGTTAAGTATTTGCTCATTCTGTAATATTCCGTAGAAATCAAATCCAAACTTTATTGGTTCTTGAGAACTAGAACCAATTTGAATACCTGCCTGATATTGTTGAAGTGTAAAATTGTTGATGACGTTTGGTAATGATTGTCCGTTGATTGTAAGACCTGACCAAATATCAAAGTATTGACAAGGTGTAGGAGAACCTGTAAAACCATTAGGGACGATTACTTCATAAACACCTTTAGTTGTCAAACAAGTTGTCAATGAGGCCATACCTGGCACCACGTCACCATTTCTATCCTCGATTCTAACAAATGGTGTCGAATCTAAATTGACAAAATCTCCGTTTTGATAGACGTATAGATACAAATTATTCACTTGATTCTTTAAGAACATATTTCTGTCGTCCAAAATCAAATCATTATAATTTGTCAATAGATAAGGTTGATAAAAAGTTTGAGTATATTTTGAAAAGAAAGCAACACTATAACTGTCAGTTAATCCTGTAATGTTTTCTATTTGTGGAAGGTATGCGAGACCCCAACCAGTAACTCCAGTAATTGTACCATTTAATATACCATTAATTTCTGAGGTCATGTTCATATTGATGTCTTCATTACCTTGGTCAAAGTGTTGTCTTGCTACGATTGTAAGACCTGAAAAATTAACCGTACCTTGATTCTTATTATCATAGATGCCGGTTTGTGACCACCCTGAAATGGTTGTGGTTTGATACCAATTTGATGGTCTTGTTGAAAAGGCTCTGGAATCTACAAGAGTAAGAGGTGTTTGTTGTCCACTAGGACTTCCCTCAGATAAATCGAAGTCAGTATAATCATAACCAACACCCTCATCCCAAAATTGTGGATTACCTGTTGAACCCGATGATTTGGGAATCCTGAATAATATCAAATCAAATGAAGTTGCTCTTCTTCTTGAGTTTGACATGAATGTATTTAATAGTTCATTGTCAAAAGAAGATGTGTTGGTCATTTTTAAGGTGTGAGTCATTGCTGAGGTACATCCTGTTGAAATAACTCCTGTTGCAATATTCTGTTCAAGTAAAGCTAAATCAAAATCAAAGATATATCTTGTAAAGCCATAATTAGGAACAATAAAATCTGATGCTCCAAAATTAAGTTCAATCACAG